CTTCATTTTTGAATCCTTAATGTTGGTCTTCCGTGATTATATTTTCCATGACGACCACGATGATCAGTAAATGCTGGACTTGGCCATTCGTCAATAATCTTATAACCAAGTTTATCTACCAGCTCTACAATATCGTCACGCACATAGGATAGTGGATCTGTCTTTGTTGGTTTCCATCCTGGTCTTGCAAGATGTAGTTCCATAATAAGACTACCGTTAGGTGCTACCTGATCCATCCAAGTTTTCATTGTATCTTCTGGTGTAATACTGTGATCAAATGAGTTAGAAAATACAATATCAAACTTACCTACCCATTCATCTTTCACCTTTGAAAAGTCCCACTGTATTGTATCTGGGAACTGTGTAGCGGTTTCACTAATTTCAGTACCAAGAACAAATGTGCTATCACCGTACACATTCTTAAAATGTTTTTGTTCCCATCCTGCACGTGTACCATGACACAAAATATGACTTACAAACGGAATACGTTTTTTGATCTCCCCAATTACCTCTGGTCCTACGCCTGAGTGTGAATTGAGTTTTAGTTTGTTTCCTTCAGTTTGGAATTTAACATATTCCTCATAATTATTATACTTAAATAATTCCATTCATAAGCTCCTCTACATTCTCGCCATTCTGCGGTAGCTTATCTTTCAGGAAGAAGTGTACAAAATGACATTCGTTAATCTTTGTGTTGGCAGTATATAGTCCATTCCATTTCCAATGGAGTTTCTTGACCTTCATCTGTTCTTTCTTAATCCAATAATTCAATAACGTCTGGTCAGTAGACCATTTCCATGGTCCCATACCATCGATGAATGGTTTGAACTCTGCACGCATGAGAAACTGTTTTGGGGTTTGACCATTGAGGTATTTAGCAAATGATTTATTCATAACCATCATACCCATATTCATAAACTCACCACCAGTATCTTTACGCCAATCCCAGTCAAGTCTGATCGATCCGTATTGCATACGTGAATAGTTTAGAATCTTACGTTTGTAATCTTCGGTAAGTGGCATATCTCTCTCAACCACCCCACCAAAGTCATACTCTTCTGTGAGTTCATCAAAGATGTTTGGTGCATCGTCACGTACATAGATGTCAGCATCAATGATTGCAATCTGATCATATTCATCAAAATGTTCAAAGGCGTTTTCTTTTTCATAGATCGGTAGGAAGCCACCGTACTTCATATAAGATTCCTGACTACGATTTGTAGAAAATACGTCAGGCTTAATCATTAGTCTTGGGTGTCTTTGAACAATATGATCAATCTTATGTTTTTTACAGTACTCGGCAACGCTTTCAATACAGTGATCGTACAGTCTAAGCTTTCGTCCACCAACATAAACTTGATAAATCAATCTCTTCATAGTGTTGCTCCAACGGTTGGTTTACTTGTGCCAACCTCTTCATTAATGTAATGTTTTGCGCATACATTTTTATCTATATAATTTTTAGAAAGTCTTCCATACTCATACCATGGTTGCAGCCGATGTATCCATGCGTCCACGGGTGCGGAAATAGATTGTATACTTCTAAGTCTTTTAGCTGCGGAAGGTTTAATATAGTATCCAAGAGCAGCTAAGTTTCTTCCATCTTCTGTCATACCAAAGCTCCACAGATTTCTTTTGGATAAGTGATCAGGTATTTCTTTATAGAGCATACAATCATGTTCGATAATAAGTGATGGCTGATCTACTCGTTCCCAGCATGTATAGTGGGAATACCAGATAGCCTGTTCTTCTGGTAACCAGTCTCTTGATCTTTTAGCATTATACTCTCTCGATCGTTTGAACGGTAAAAATGCTGGTGGCCACATACTTGAATAATTATCAGGTGTAGTAGCTTCCACTCTTTGAATATTATTATATCCCAATTGCTGAAAACTGTAAACACTTTTTTCTGCATAGTATTCAGAAACAGAATTACCGCTGATAACTATCTGATATATTTGTATGTCTTTATCGATAATCATTCAGATCAAATTCCGTCCCGTGCATCTTGTAGAGATCACGTTCGTGATTTGTATAGACTAAGACTTCTGGATCATCAATCAAGAAGTCGCATCCTTTACAGTAATCTGGGTAGTTACCTGTACGGTGGCCATCTCGCAGAGATTCGTACCTCTCCCCGTACCATATGTCTCTAAGGCTTTCTTCACTGAGGTGACCAAGGACTGCTTCATCGTCTCTTCCAAGTACTTGGCAACAAGGTGCAACTGCTCCTCGCTCACCCCCAAGACCGCCTGCTCGAATGACAACGTCCGGGCTGAATGGACGTCCGCATGTTTTGATTGCGCCTTCTCTTCCATATTCTGGTTCATATACCCCACTCCAGTTATGCATCTTCCAGATCTCAGTTTTTACACCAGCCCAGTCAACAATATTGCGATACATTTTTACTTCATTATCAATATTGTTATTATCAAGGATCAAATGATAGGTAGCTACAACACAGTCTGATCCAGATTCGGTAACATATTCCTGCATAGATTTTAGATTGTTAAGAACAAATTGAAAGTTATTACTGTTCATCCACTTATTATATTCAATATGATTATATCCAATGATAGAGAAACGGAAGAAATCTAATCCAGCATCTACACAGTCACGCATAAACTGATCACGCATACGGAACCCGTTAGAGAAGCAGAATGCTTTTGCACCATACCTCTTCACGATTGCAATGTATTCTGGTAGGTTGCTGTTGAGTGTTGGTTCACCAGATCCTTCAAGATTTACTACACGTAATCCTGCTTCAGTACACTGTGCAACAGCATCTTCGAACTCGTCAAGAGACATTTTCTTAAGCCAGTTCTTACCACGTGCTCCAGTAGATCCGTCTGGATTAGTCTGTGGGCACATCTGGCAAGTGTAGTTACATCCACCATTAATTTCAATTACTGCACGATCTATTTCCATTAGTCTACCTTCTTATGTAATTTTCTAATAAGTCGTTCGCCCCTGTGGGCAAGCGCTGTCGCTTCCTCCAAATGGGAATCGAAGTTATCAAACCAGTGATAGTCAAACCAGTCATACTCTGTAGGTTTTTGTTTTGCAAAAGATAAAGCATTTGGTGTATGAAGTTCTGTTATCAAGTCAGCTGACATAACAATCATAGGTTTATGATAATTCTTTGCTATATAGTGCCACATACCTTCATAGGATACTGTTGCTCTACATGTAGCTATATGGTACATTACTTCACGGATTGGTGTTCTATATGAGATTTCTGTAATGTCATATCCGTGAGCTTCTATACGTCTCTGTGCTTCTTCCCATCCATGTCTCTCAAATGGTTGTTTAAAGCCACGTGGGGTCTGAGCATTCTGTAGTTGTGTCCAAACTACAATCTTGTTAGGATTTGTTTCTAGCACACTAGGTCGAAACTCCCAACTGTTATATTTAAGACCGATAAACCTAGGATCTGGCTTTTCCTGTCCCCAACCTTTCTTGAAACCATAATATCTTTTAGTGTATAATGAACTATCATTTGCATTAAAGAGGTGATTGATTACCACATCAGTATTATTTTTTAAATAGAAATTATTCACATATTCGAAACGCTCGAGGATAGTTTCTGGATCTTCAAAGTGGAACAGATAATCCTTGTCATGATACCAATGTAGATTCAGTGTCACGGTCTTCTGTAACACAAACGACCTCATATAAGCAACAGAAAGAATGTACATGAAGTCACCGACCCCAGGGGTACATTTAAAGTCAATAGTAGTCTTTGAAAGGTTAGTAGGCTTCCAAGCTCTTTTGAACTTTTCGACTGTTAGATCGCGCCTTATGTAGTTCTGGTGACTCATAATATTGTACTAAAGTTTCTGCAATTTCTTTTGCTCGATCGTATCCTTCACGAAAACGATTGTTTACGTGTCCTGTTTCTACAAAGTCGTATAGATTATCTATATCACTTTCATAATCCTGCATTTTGAATGCACCACAAGATACAATCTCTTCGAACTCATAACGAAGGTTACAGACTTCACCGATTCCCAGTTTGCTCAATTGCTTTCTCCAGTTCTACAAATAGGTATTCTTGAAGATCATCTTCATTTGCTTGGTAGCGAATACCGATACCACCAGCATCATTCCATCGTTTGATATTTTCTGGTTTATCATCGATGAGAATATTTGGTTTACCATCGATTGGGCTAAAGACATACTTATGTTTGTTACCAGTGAAAATCATGTTTTCAGTTTTAGGAACAAAGCCTACATTTTCTAGCCAACGACGTTTCCAGTAGGCTGAGTTATTATGGTCTCCAGTAAGAGGTGAGGAACAGATACCCCATTCCATTTCATTCTGCCAGGCTACCATTTTAACATGATCCACTAATTTATCTGAAGTAGGGAAGAGTGGGATACGGTAAAAGAAGTCTGTGTTACGTAGTTTGGATATAGCAACTTCTTTATCTGAAATTGATTTCCAATGATCAACACCTTCTTTTTGTGCAAGGGCTGAAAAGAAGTCTGCGATGACTCCATCCATATCTAGAAAAATTGTACTCATATATTAGTCTCCTTTTTTATTATATGAGTATCATACCGTATTTCATATTAATTGTAAACCCCCTAGTTTCAATAAACCGAAACTAATTCATAATTTTGTTTTTTCTCTAGATCAGCTTTGAGGTGCTTTGGATGGCGTTTAGCTATCATAAGAGTAATACGTTCTCCTGCAGTAATATGTGATACACCATGTAGGGTAAACATATTCCAGCATGCGCCCCAGCCAGGTTCTGTAATATCTAAGACCATCATCCTTGATGCACGTTCGGTATCATTAAAAGAGGAATCGCCAGCAATAATTAGCTGGCCGCCTTCCATACCGTTACTTTTAATAATAATACTTGTAATGTACCATAATCTTCCGGACTTATCATATTTTGCATATCTACCGTCATGATCTTGATGTAATCCTGAGTAATGACCCACACCATACCATTTCATCCAATTTGCACCGACTGGTTCATTGAATGGATAAACATGTCTAGTAAGATATCTTTTTGCTTGAGGTAATTTCTTAAGTGGATTCTTTACCATCCAAGATCCTGTTCTTGTTGGAGCATGAATACTTTCATATTCACTTTGTGCCGCAAAATCTTGAATAGACTTCAGTACATTTTCATTCTTAATAATGTGTCGCGGCTCAAAAATGGGATTGTGACTGGCCAAGTATTTAATCCCAATCTGCTCTTTTGATAACTTATTGTCTTTTGGATCGTATACCATATTAAGTCCTTAATAGATCTAGTGTGACACAATGGGGACCACCTTGTAGGTATCTTGTATGGGGCAGATCAACAGGTACAACCTCAATATTATACTGAGCAAGTTTTTTCCGGATCGCTTTCTGATAGCTATTCAGAATAATTGTATTTGGATCTATACTAAGAGCGTTCATCATAATCCATTTTGTTGACTGGTTATGTGGATGCTGGTCTTCTTTTATTTCCACTATATCTTCATCATGAATCCAGATCTTATCCCACCTTCTCATAAACTTTGGGATGATAGAGGTTCTATTTGCTCTAAAAGCATTCAACATAACAAGACCTTCACGTAGAGGAACAATTGTTGAATCGAGATGTGCCCCGCTGTAAAGGTTTTGAATAGGGTGTATATTATGATCTGGTAATACTCTTTCTAGCCATTCCGCGCCTTTCATATTACCTGTAGATGACACAAGATATAATAGATCATCATTACACCGAATAACATTTGCTGCATCAAAGAAGATAGGATCTGGTTCCCCTGAATGTACTGAAGTAATGGGGGGTTCAATTATATCCACATCAATATGTGGCCGAAGTGCGTTCCATTCTACCCTTCTTTGTTTAAAACGGGTTGGGGTAAAGATTACTTTATTGCCTACGACTAATACACAATCACGGGTAGAATAAGCACCAAAGCCATGGTGCTTGGTATAATCCTGATCGATTGGTCTTAGAACTTCAACCCCAAGATCTTCCAAAACTGACTGGAACCCTTCCAAAGCAATCTCAGATTCCTCTAAGATCTTTTTGTCAATTGGTCCATGTGGGAATGGTATATCGCTGTACTCCTTATCTCGAAAGGGCCAGTTCATATTTTTTGTTGTTCCAAGGATTACCCTTTTTAGTGGATCCCATTCATTCGTTGTATAGATCACTATTTAATCCCTAACATTTCTTTAGTCATAATATAATCACGGACAAAGTCAGAGCGTACAATATCTTTCCAACTGAATTCTATTAATTCGAATTGCTGCAAAGATTCAACAATGTTTAGAAAGTCCATGATCCCACGCTTTTCATCTTCACGTTTGAAGTCTGACTGATAATAATCACCACACATAATCAATTTACAATTGTTGCCGACTCGAGTTACCACAGAATCAAGTTCATGGAAATTAAGGTTCTGCATTTCATCAACCATAATAATAGCCTTATTGAATGTAGTACCACGTATGAATGATGTTGATTCGAATGAAACTTTCTTTTGCATAACAAGACGAGTCCAGGCTTCACCGTTGCCAAAGATCTCTGAACAGATACCAACATATGGTAATGTATAGACCTGTTTCTTTTCTTCTTCATCACCAGGAAGATACCCAATGTCGCGCGTGGGTACGATCGAGCGCACGATGATCAATTTATCGTATGGGGTTTCTCTATCAAGGACTTCTTCTAATGCCAAGTTCATAGCAATGAAAGTCTTACCAGTTCCTGCTGAACCTGAAAGGATAAGATTTAAACCTTTATCCCAGTAGTCACATGCTTTCTGCTGGTTACCAGTAATAGCGTCGAAAGGCTGAAGATGCTCCAGCTTTACGGTGTTTGGTGCATAAGATTTAGTCAACTTTTATTGTATTTCCTCTACCAGAGTTTTCTTTAATACGTCGTTTAAGATCTTTAAATCCATCTGGTACACGTTTACCCTGCCCACCGGAAACACCAGAAACGAATGCTGGTGTACTAAGAACCTTTTCAATATTAGGTTCTTTCAGCTTTTCCTGGAGTTCGTCCCACGTACAAACAACGTTATACGTTTCGTTTGTCTGTTTGTTTCTTAGCGTATAGCTCGGCAACTTTCTGATCCACTTCTTGTAAGTTTATATAATATCTATCTGCCATATGTTTACGTACATATGCATAGACCTCATCTTCTTTTTCATATGCTTCTTTTTCCCATGGCAATTCATAATATTTTACTTCGTTCATATCAACATGTTCTTTTTCAAAAGCCTGTACATTTGACCGTGCCAAATATCTTAGTCGCCTCTGAGCATATTGTGCCACATGAATCATTTCGTGACATATCGTAGAAACAACGATGTGTATATCAGCAGCCTTTGTCCAAGATAACCGCACGTCAAAGAACTTTGGTGAACGATCATAATCTTCAGTAAAGCAATCACCGAATACACCTTCTTTACTATATAGGTCCTTAACAATATGGTATTGTATATCTAATGTATTTGCTAATCGCTTAGACACCAGAAATTCGAGAGCCAACTCAGTAGCTCTCTCTATAGTTCTTTTCTGACGATTAGATATATGGTATCCCATAAAGTGCACTATCATTGTCGACATATATTCTCTATATGACGCTCGATAGCACGATCGGACCAATTCCGAAAGTCCAAAGAACGAGCATACGATTTGCTCGTACGATCAGCAGTGATATAGTACGCAGATTCTTCCAGCTCTGTGCGCTGGAACTCACGAAGAGTGCCGGAAGGAACACGTTGGCTCCAATATTCAACATCGGTAGCTTCGGGCATCATGCCCATCCAGTTACCAGGAATTTTATTAAATTCCTCTGCTTCTTTACGCTGAGCATTGATGTAATCTACGAGTGCCTTTTCCATAACGTGTCTCCATTTCCTATTGTTACTATACTAATATAATACTTTTTAATAGAAAAGTAAACCCCCTAAATCACTTTTTTTTAAATTTTTTCTTCTGGCGATACGTAACGCATATAGGAACCAATAATGTATTTGTCATTACCGATTGGCATCTTCCCTGCATGAGGATATGTCCAGTGCGGAGGAAAACAAAGTAATCGTCCAGCTTTTCGTTCTACCTTACCTTCATGTGGATGTAAGAATTCTGTTTCACCACCTTCACCATCATTGAGATACAGGAACATAACAAGAAAGCGTGTACAGTTAAGATAGTTACCAGAATCAATGTGAGGCTTAAACTCGCCTTTATCAGCGGTGTAATGTTTCATACGAATCTCTTCTAGACCGTACTTCATTGGCCACTGCCAATCAAATAGCTCACACGTCTTTGCGTAGTGATCTGTTGCATCTACAAAGAGTTGTCCAAGCTTTTCGAACTCCTGGGAAAACACGTCACGATTCTCAATAAGATTTAATTCGTTGAAATCATAAGTAAGGGTGTTACGTCGTACCCATCTATCTTCGTGTTGGTGAAATCTTTCAATGAGATAATCGCAATATTCTTGCGGGATTACATCATCAAAGATACGAATAAAATTGTCCATTATACTGCTACCTCAAACCACTCTGGAATAGAACGCTTAGTCCAATCCATAGAGAAACGATCCTGCTTGGTTTGGTAAAACGCACGGTAAGATCCAACGGGATCCAAACTATCTATACACTCTGGTGCTGCCCCCATCGCAAGCCTAAATGGTGTCTGACCAACGTCTTGCCGAATATTTTTTGGCGGGATAGATAAAGCATACTCTAGATCAACATAGGACTTATGCTTTTTACCATATCGATATTCGTATTCGATGGCAAGAGCCTCGAAGTGGTCATAATGCCATGCATAGTTAGCTAATGATTCCATAGTCCATTGGGTGCAAGGATGCCCAACATGTACTGCTTTATATAGAATATCTTCTCGAGAATCTGGCAATACCCATCCTTTGACCATAGTCTTACCAGACTTTGATGGAATGCGGGTGAGAGTACCGTCAAGAACGCGGTGGGCAGTAGATAGCATCTGTGCTGACTCTAATACCATTTTAACTACGTGCTTGTCGCATTGTTGTTGTGCAGCTTTGATTGGATTTGTATCCAATATAAAAATGTTCATGATGTATGTATCTCCGTTCTGATAAACTCTATTTATTATACCAGAACGGAGACGCTTTGTAAACCCCCTATGCTGCTAATAATCGTGTTTGTTGAATTTCAGCTATCTGTTCATCTAAGAACAGTTTCTTTAGTAGCACTTTGGCCATCCTATCTGTTCTCCCTTGTTTTCGATACCGAGCGATTGCAAATTCAAGTTGCCGTGAATCTTTTTTAAGTCGTTCGATTTGTGCTGAAACCATTTATGATTTTCTCCAGAAAAAAAGCGTACCATAGAAAATGGTACGCTGTACAAGTTTAGGTTAAAGATGCTAGGGTTTGGATCCATACTATTTCCTAATAATATCCGGGAAAGCCTCTTTCACAATCTTAAGGGTCATACCATCACACGGCTTTTCTTTGTTAATCATTTTCACAACCAATTCAGCATCACGTGGGTGGATTGATTCCAGAATACCGAGGAATACACTTTCCCTCTTGTAAGATGGAATCCTTTCTCCTGGTCCGCCTTTGACAACGTACCGGAAATCTTTATATTTGCTAATTAGATTTGAGGGTGCATTGTGTTCCTCATTTGCTGTATAAGGAACTGGACCTTTGGGAACTAACCATTCGACCTTCGGGTCTAGTGCACCTGCTAGAATAGACTTAAGAGCCAAGGTATCATTCTGTTTGAGTACTTGGATCTTAGCCTTACGATCTTTTGCTTTTTCAAATTGTTCTAATACTTCATATACAAATTTAGCCATTAGAAAAACTCCTCAACACATTCAATTAATAATCTACAACGTTTTTCGACAAGATAAGGAAATACCTTTCCTTTATTGTGCCATGGATCTTGGTTCATAAAAATATTTATGATTTCTTTTGACACATTTTCTGGTGTTTCAGATAAATCGATCAATTTTTTATTACGTAGGTAATTACGATATACCTCTTCACCAAGAGCTTTTGGATCCTCGAGCAACGCCTGTTTCTTTTTAGCAGAAAGAACATTCTGCTTTCTATTTTCTACAAATACCTTATCATCCGATAGGACGTTTGGTACACCATCACCTGAATCACCCTTTAGGATCTTTTCCATAAGACCGAGGCGTGGATTATCTTCCTTAACAAACTTCTTTGTCATAGGGGAGAACTGCTTGACGTTATCAAACTTCTGTAGTTGTTTAAAGTCATGGTCAGCAGAGATAATCATTACAGGTTCGTATTGACCAAACTCTTGTGTAGACATAACGATCTGGGCAATGGAATCATCTGCTTCACATCCCCATACGTGTACCATTTTATATGGAAAGTTTTCAGCAAGTTCTTCACGTACAGTATTTGTGATACGGAAGATCTCTTGCCAATCCCGCTTATCATCATCACGACTTGTCTTACGTTTGGCTTTATATTCAGGATAATAGTCTTTACGCCAGTTACCACCAGCATCAGCAACAATAACTACGTCACCATATTCTTTGAACTTCTGTTTATACATCCGAATAGAATTCAAGATCATATGACGGATAAGATCTTCTTCTGGTGCTAATTTCTGTGCGATGATATTACCGATGGCAATACCGTTGTAATCAATAATAAGCATGGCTTTCTCCACTTTCTCCAATTGTTACATTCTATAATACCATATTTTTATTTAATTGTAAACCCCGAAACGTCAATAAATTCTCTATTTTTTATATGTCCTCCGGCAATATCATCTTTAGACTGACCGAAATATGCAACTGCGTGGTGTTGTTCAATCATCATTTCATTTAGGATTCTACCATCTTCTAGCTTGAACTTACCAAGAATCCTGCCATACTTACCCATTGCATCTTTTTCAGTAACAAGGATTTGTGTAGATCCGACTGGCATATGATCTTTTACAAACTGCTTTGCAGCCAGACCATACTTCTTTTCTACTTTATCTGAGGTCCGACTTTCGGGGGTATCAATACCGTGGAATCGAATACGTTGTTTTCTTAGCCATACGCCAAATCCTAGATCAATATCTACGTCTGCTGTATCACCATCTACTACTCTTAAAATTGTGCATTTATACTCGTACATAAGCTCCTATCCTCCCATGAATATCTGGATACTCTATGTATTTATATCCATCAGGTGGATTTGTGTCTTCACCTTCCCAAACAGGGATGAAGTGTGTTACTCCACCAGCAAAGTCTTGATTATGTCTGAAATGTACCTCTATTAGATTCCCATCTATGAACTCACAATTGATCCACTCATACTTACTAGCATAGTCCCCTAACACTTCAGGAAATGGAACAGACTCTTGTATACGAGTCCATTCTTCCCAGCGTGTGAGTGTGTTGTCTGGCTTTTTACCTTCTACACACAATCTCTGTATACCCCAGTTGTAGTCTACACTCAAATGCCTGCCGCTGAAAATCTCACACCAGAAATATCCTGGTGTTAAATGGTCTGTGCCACCCCAGTCAGCTTTTAAATATTCTATACTAGCGCCAAGACCTAAACCAAGGGCATTCTTACACGGTCGCAAGATATACCAGTCATCCTTTGGAACATCCATACCTACTGGACCGCAAATATATCCTAATTTTCTTGCAAGAATAAATTTGTCTAACACCCAAATATCATCTGGGTCTATAGACTTCCAAACCTCTTCCTCTGGACAAATCACTGTTCTAACATATAAAGTACAGTAATAAGTTGTTCAGCTTGAAAAGTATCAAGTTGTCTAGGATGTACTTTGAATCCCATACTTCTTGCTAGTTCCTTGAACTCAGTTTCATATTCCCATTCAAGTGGGTCTGACGGTCTAGCACCGTTATTTCGTACTGGGGTTTGATCTACTTTTACTTCGATAAACATCACGCCCCGACGGTTGAGCTGATCTCTCCACACTTCGAGTGTGCTTTCTGGATCATTCGAATGATCGAGAGAATTAGAAAATACTATGTCAAATTTACCGGTGAGTTTGTGATGTGGCTTTCTAAAATCATGCCTGATAGTTTTATTATACTTAGAAGCACTGGATGCGATCTCTGTCCCAAGTACTCTTGCATCAGGATAATAGTTTTGAAATAGTTCAAGCTCTGCCCCGTTCCTTGTACCGTGACACAGTACACTCTTTACATCAGGAAACGGTATCATTTCATCCATGAAAATTAAATCTTTTTCACGAAACCAAACTCTATCTTCTTTTTCTTCGTTTGCTTTGTATTGTTCACGACGATACTCATCGTCGTCTTTGTACTTATAAATTATCATCCTTTAGCCTCTGAACATGGGATCGATGGATCCTACAGTTAATAATACCATTATAATATGTATCATCTAGCAGTACAGATCTATCGAACTGTTCCTTCGCCTCAAGATAAGACATTTCCCCCTTTGATTTACAGAGATGTAATATTTCACGGCGAAAGCCCTGCTCACCCTTTTCCTCAAGGAGTTGTTTAACAAGATCAGATGATCCGTAGTACTTCTGCCAGTCGGATTCCACAATACTACGTCTTTTCCTGGTTTTCCCTTTGAGTGGAGGTAATGTTTTTCTTGACCAGAATCCCTTCTTTCCCACGTACTTTTTGTTATTGGTGAGATCCGTGATGATATATACGAATCCTTGCCAATCTCGTAGTTCGTCTTCGGAGGGATTAAATTCTCTATCATTATAATACCACATGCATATATCTATAAAGATTCTTAGTCGTCAGAATCTTCTTCAGCATCAATAAAGACTGCACCAACATACTCACCGCAACACGGACAATGCTCTGGTTCTATTTCTGTTCTTGTAAGCATTGTAATGCGCGTGACCTCTTCACAGAAGTCACACTCAATTTCGTATGTTTTTAGTTTCATGCAGCTTCTTCTTCCCAGTCCCAGTCACCTTCCATAGAAGTAACTGAATATTCGGTTACACGTTTTTCGAAGAAGTTATCATGTGAAGCACCATTTAGTACCCAATCGAGCCAAGGTAGCGGATTATCTTTTACCTTGAACGTTGGCTTCATACCAAGTTGTAGGAGACGACGATCTGCAATGTGACGGATGTAATCTTTTACCTCTTGCTTTGTTAATCCCTGAACTTCATCTAGGCCACTAAATGCAAGTTTAATAAATGCATCTTCTAGTTTTACTGCATCTTTTGCCATCTGGTAGATCTTTGACTTCAGTTCATCATTAACGATACGTGGATGTTCATCACAGAACTCACGGAACAGTTTAGCAATACCTTGGACGTGCATTGATTCATCACGTATTGACCATTCAACGATTGTACCCATACCCTTCATTTTGCCGAAGCGCTGGAAGTTCAGCAACATTACAAACGATGCAAACAAGCTCATACCTTCGTTAAATACAGACTGTGCCATAATAAGTGCAAGGCCTTGTAGTGTATTCGGATTACCCTGTGACATAAATTCAATCTTATCTGCCATCTCCTTATATTCAAGGAATGCATGGAATTCTTCATCAGGTAAACCAAGTGTATCATTCAGAAGTGCATATGCACGTTGGTGTACACCTTCACGGTTAGCAAAGGAAGAAAGCATGTTACGAACTTCATTATTCTTAAACTTAGGAATAAGAAGCTCATGGTAATTTTCACCTACCTGAACATCAGACTGTGTAAACAGACGAAGAACTTGTGTAACAAATTCCTTTTCTTCTTCAGATAGTTTGGTCTTCCAATCCTGTACATCTTCTGATAATTCTGCTTCGTCTTCGACCCAATGGATCTCTTCATGTTTCTTTGTTAGTTCTACTGCCCATGGGTATAGGAACGGGCGATAAGTTTTAGATACTTCTGTGAGTGACATGTTTTCTCCTCTTAGCCTTCACAAGCCCGGCATTCATCACCGGATTCAATTGTCATTGGTTGATTTAAAAATTCCATTAGTTCATCGTATCCACCTACGTATTGTCCATTAACATAGATTTGGGGTACAGTCTTTACCTTGCGCCCGGTTACTTCTGCTGCAGTCTTACCAATCTCTTGTAGATCAATATAATCAAACTGGATACCACGTAAAGAAAGTTCTTCTTTTGCTCTTGCACAATATGGACAATCAATCTTACCATATACAATAGTACGATCGTCATCACGTAGAGCAACACGTTCTACTTTTTCAGAAACATTTTCTGCTCTTTGTTTTGCTTCTGTACGAAGGTAGTAAAGTCCTTTTAGTCCTTCTTTCCATGCTTTCAGGTGTACCTTATTTACATATGATTTCTCTGCACCAGCAGGAAAGAATACGTTTACTGATTGACCCTGACAAATATAAGGTTGTCTGTCTGCAGCATGTTGTACCACCCAGCTCTGGTCAAGTTCTTGTGCTGTCTTGAACACTGCCTTTTCACCTTCAGTCAAGAATGGTAGATGTTGTACTGAACCTTTATTTGTAATAATAGAAGTCCAAATAGATTCATTGTTATTATTGTGTCTATCTAGTACTTCTTCAAGATATTTGTTCTTGACAAGGAATGAACCAGCACGTGTACGATGGGTGTAAGCATTTGCTTTACTTGGTTCAATACTTGGTGATGTCGAAAGGATAATACCAGACGAAGCATTTGGTGCAATAGCCATTAGATGCGCATTGCGACGACCAGTACCGATACCATCTGGATATTCACCACGTTCCTTTGCAAGCTTTTCTGTCTGTGAAATAGCACGCTTTTGGATATCTTCAAACACGACTTTATTCATTTCTCTTGCATGATCACTCTCCCAGGCAACACCATGTTTCTGTAAGAGTGAATGGAAACCCATTGCACCTAGTCCAATAGATCGTTCACGCTCCGCAGAGAACTTTGCTCTTGAAATTGTATCTGGCGCATTTTCGATAAAATACTCGAGCACATTATCAAGCATAGTGATAAGATCTTCGACAAGAGTAGTATCCTTCCACTCGTCATAAAGTTCAAGGTTGAGAGAAGATAAACAACAGACCGCAGTACGTTCAGCTGAAGTTGGTAGATGGATTTCATTACACAAGTTAGAGCCATTGATTTTTAGTCCTAAATCTTTAAGGTTTTGCGGTAGATGTCTGTTTGCTGTATCAATAAAGTTAAGATATGGCTCACCAGTACGGAAACGGGTTTCAAGAATACGTTGCCAAAGCTTACGTGCATTGACTGTTTCTTTTACTGCATCATCCTTCGGATCTTTCAAATCCCAATCTTCATTTTTTATAACGGCATTCATAAATGCATCAGAGATGTTAATGGCATTATGCAAATTAAGAGCCTTACGTTGTACGTCACCAGTCGGTATACGCATATTAAGGAATTCAATAACATCAGGGTGCGAAACGTCCATATAGGCTGCGTATGAGCCTTTACGGGTACGTCCTTGTCTATATGCAATCATATCAGCATCAACAGTATGTAAGAAAGGCATAGGACCAGGAGCAATGTCAGACACTGTACGTACGTCGCTCCAGTGACCGCCAACACCCCCGCCATAAACAGATAACCATCGTAGTTCTGAAGTATGATCGATTAGTCCTTCAAGTGTATCTGGAACATAAGTTAGGAAACAGGAAATAGGCATACCTTTATCATTCTTTGTACCGTTTGGTGCATTTGAAAGAACTGGTGATGCAAACATAAACCATTTATTTGAAACGGCATTATATAGTCGCTGTGCCAAAAGATCATCTGTCTGACCTTTAAATGTTGCCCATGCGGTTGCTGCACGAGCATACGCTTCTTGGGGTGAAGACTCTGACTTCCGCATATAGAAATCTTTAAGCATACCAACAGCATATTCTGTTAGCAGCTTATCTTTTGACTTATCAATCTTAATGGTATTTTGCATAAAGGACTCCTGCACCGAAACTCGCGTTCAGTGTTATTGACATTTTTAATTTTGATGGTAGTATTATATATCGTTACTAGAAGTTTGTAAACCCCGATATATCGTTATATTCCGTTTAATTCCCAATTATTTTCCGGGAAATTTTTCAGAAGGTTTGTCACGACCTCTATTCCTTTTTCTACTGGGACATAGTAGTAATCACTTCTTCTTTTAAATAAACCAACGTATCCCATATTCTTCATAATCACAGGTATTCTTTCTTTTTGACTATAATGTTTTCGCGCAATCTCTAGAACAATAGTTGGTTTATTATAAAGAATGGTATCTTTTGCACCAAGTAATGCATGAGCTTCATAACCTTCTATATCTAATTTAATAAGATCGACTTCTAGGAAATTAAAAGAATCTAAGGTTTTAATAGGTAGATCACTAAGAAGAAGAGATTCTGTTTCCGCTGTCTCATTATCACCAATAAATCTACTTATACCAGAGCTTCCAACCCTATATTTAAAGGTAGATAATTTTTCCTCTGGTCCAATACCATAATTATATCCTATCGCATTCTTGACATTATATTCAACTAAATTCTTTTGAAAACATTCAAATACAATAGGGTTTGCTTCGAATGATTTTATCTCTCGGAAATAAGGGGAAAATCCGATAGTAGTCTGACCGACATTTGCACCAATGTCGATACATATTCTTTTTTTATTTAAACAGAAAAAGTCTACAGTGAATTGACAAAAATAATTTTGCCAGGTTTCTGGTGTCCAGGCTTTATATCCATCACCTTCTTCTTCGTCTGGTACCCACCATCTATTGAGCTGCTTCAACTTGCGGTTCAGGATTGTCAGTCACTGCCTCTTCATAGTAAACAATAATATTCTTTTGCTGACCGATATATCTTTTCAATTCAGCAATGTTTAGTGCTAGGTTTTCATAGTCACGCATAGAAAGAACAACAACGGCTAACTCGCCATAAGTCTCCTTGAATTCTGCTTCAAATGATTCAAGGGTGTCTTTAGTTACTACAAATACACGGACGTCAGTTAGCTGGAGTGGCTTCGGTCTCGATACTGTTGGTATCTGTACCTTCTCCACTTTGGTCACTACTTTGATCTCCGGTTCCGGTTGGTAGCGGCTGCAGCCAACTAGGAAGAGGGACGTCATCAGAGCTACCGGTATCAGCCATGAGCTCACGCCAAAGTTTCGCAGTTGCACCATTCATCTTTCCTTCCAATTTTACATTATCTCGAAGAGCATCCTGTACAAGGTTAAGTCTTGAGAATTTGGATCTTAGTTCATCACTGTAAGCTTCTGCCTGTCTTAGATCAGAAGCTAATTGATTATTTAATTCTTGCATCTTAGCAGCATTTTCCTGCATAAGTGCAATACTTGCCTCTGCAGTTTCTACCGCTCCTTCAAGCTTTACGTTGTTTTCTCTTAGTGTAGCAATAGTTGCTTGTGTTGTGTCGTAATAGTACTTAGCACCGTAACCTACACCACCAAGAATACCAAGAACAATAATAAGAACGTATACCTTAAGCATTGTCTTCTATATACTTTCTAAATCGTTTTAAAAGAACTGGTATTTTATCTTTTTTACGACGGCGGTCAGTTACATTTACTGTTTTAATTCTTGGACCCATAGAGGTAACTGCTGGGTTAGGGATTGAACCAGTACTAACTGCTGGTGCGTCTTCTTTTACCTTCATCGTACAATCTCGTTAGCTGTTATATAGATTTTCTGATTACTACGTTTATGTGTTGCTTCATAAATGTTAATACCAAAAACATCACCAATAGGATGTGCGTCTTCATCTACCACGATCTTATCACCGGGATAGATCAGTTCCTCACACGTACTATTGAACACTTTGTGGATAGTTGTCTTATAAATCCCAGGGGAAAGCCGGCCGTCTTCGAGTAGGAACCATTGGCTTTCTTCTACCATAAGATCTAGTGGATCAATACCAACCTCTTTCAGTCCAGATAGGAGCTTCTTTTCTGAAACAGAGAATTTTTCTTTGATTAGATAAAGTGCTGCAGCGTATGATGCAAGACGTGATTTACCACCAGGAACTTTGCCCATTAGACGTTTTACATTGAATACAAGACGATGGAAAGGTGTATAAGCATCTTTGTACTTCATACGATTTTCCATACGATCAAGATCAAAGTCTTTTAGTCTTTTACCGTTCTCATCAATAATACCAGCCTTATATGCTTCAGTCTTATCAAACGGTGTCACAAGAAGTGTGAGAAACCGAAAGGTATAGACTAAATCACCAGCTTGTTTTAAAAGTCCCATTATATTTCCTTTAGTTTTTCTTCTACTTCTTTATTCGACTTAATGTGCTTTAGTTGTCCGTGCTTCAAGTATTGTAGATATTCAAGAAATGGTTTAACAATAGGCCAATGCTTTTCGTCTAACTTATTTGTTAATATAACCAATCCTGCATAATTACCAAACACATTGAATATAACAATAATATGATTCATTAACAAACGTTCAGTTAATTTACCAGTTTCTAGATAACGATTTACCAAACGTTTAATATATTTGATTCGCTTTAAATCATCATAAAACTCTTCTGGATCGATATAACCCTTTGGAGTGTAGTAATGTTTTGCCGCAAATACTACCAGATCTTCATCTAGCAATTCATCATATTCTGTCACGAGTTAGCCCTTAGTTCAAGAATCCACCGGTAAGTTTACTGAGAAGACTTTTCTTTGTCTCCTTAGTATCTACCTCTATTCCTTCGTCTTCCGCTAAGGCTGCTAACTCCTTCTTTGTCATCTTTGATAGATCTGCTGGTGAATCCTCTGTAAGTGGTTCACAATCACAATCAGGACCACATTGACAGTTTGGATCACCACATGCGCATAATTCAGGTACAGGGTCTGGCTCTGAAGGAGTAACACCATAATACTCGTTCAGCATTTCTGGTGTTACCTTCATTGCCTTTAGAACTTCGCCCGTACGCTCGTGTACCCACCCGCGAGAGGTAAGTACACCGTTTTTTACTGGTTTGATTCTGCTTGCCATATTATTGTTTCCTAGATTTTATGACTGTCTAAATCATCATGATGCATATCTGGATCATAATGCTTTTTCAAAAAACTATGCATATGTTTAGTGTCTTTATGGCCAAGATGCACAACTGGATGACCACCACCAGGACCGCTAGGATCATGGATCTTTGCCTTAATCCCTGCTTTCTTAGCTTTGGCTACAAACGATTTTGCGGTGTTTTTTCCGTCTTCTGCATAGTCAAATTCATGGGTATAGCTTTCTTCGACGTATGATTCAGCTTTCATTGCTGCTGGATCTTTCATTGGTGTGCCACCTGGTTTGATAGCAGTATCACCCTTTGCATTATCGCCTGAACGCATAGGTGATTTCTTAGTCATTGTTCTAAACTTTTGGAAGTTTAGCTTATCAACAGTTGGCTCATCAATTTCTTGTGAGATTGGTGTTTTGTTATCTACTTCTTTTTTAGCAGATGGTGAAAGACCTT